GAGACTCCGAAAAATTTACATGCTTCTTTTTGTGATACATACATATTAATACTTTATTAATTAGTATGTATTTCCTTATATCATTTTTGAGTAAAGTTAAGTAGTAATATTAATAACAGTTCTAGCCCATATACTCCAAAATAAGAATGATATAGGTATATAAAAACGAACTTCTTTTTCTAATGTATTTATATCAATTGGTGTTAAAGAATGTTTAATATAATGTTGATAAAATAATTGTTGTTCTCTATTAGTTGGAAATAATTCCCATTTACAATGATTTCCTGTATGTTCACAAAAAAGATTAGCAATATCAAATCCTCTATAATTATATGATGCGTATTCGAAATCTATAAATTTAATATCATTCTCATTTTGATATATCATGTTAGCAGCAGTCAAATCATTATGACAAAAAATTATAGGCGAATTAACAGATTTCTGTTCTTCTTTTTTAATTTTTATTTCTTGTCCAATATAATCAATCATTTCTTTAAGACTTTCATCATCATTATATAATTGAACACATTGTTCGTACCATAAATCCATTTTAGACCAAAGTGTTGGATTTTTTGGTAAATCATTTAATATGTTAAGAGAATGTAATTCATTCAATCTCCGACCTATTAATTTATTTATATTTTCTTGTTTAAAATCGTGTAAGATTAATGGTCTTCCCTCCACATAACTCTCTATATATCCTCCTTGAAATTGTTTTAAAATTATACGAGATATGTCATATGGTTTTAATTCATTAATTATCCGAAGTTCTAAATCTCTATCAATAAAATTTTCAGTATGATTTCCACATTCACGGATTATATATTTTTGATTATTTTCAAACTGAGCTAAATATATTTTATTTGTAACCCCCCCACTTAATTGCTTTAAATCAATATTTTTTTTGAAATCTTTATTTAAAGACTTAAAAGCTTTGGATAAATTTTTAATGAATTTTTTACTCATTTTATTCATGATTTCTTAACTATTTTATAATATACTTAAATAAAAAATCTTATATATATACAAAATGACTGATTGTAGAAAAACATTAAAAATTTCGTATGTTAATTATTTCGGTATATATAATCCTTCTTTACGAACTCCCGATATCTTTTCAAGAATTTTTCCAAAAACTAAATATAAAATTATTTTAGATAATTCTAATCCAGATATAATAATTTCTAATAGTCAAAGATGTCCGATTAGAAAAGATTTAGTTAAAAGTGTAACATTTTTTCATACTGGCGAAAATTATAGACCAAATTATTCTCAGTATGATTATACATTTGCATTTGATAGATTAGAAGATAGACGACATATAAGAGTGACATCATTATCTTATTATGGACTAAAACGATTCATAAAAAATTATGATACATATGATGTTGCTGATATTTTTAATAAAAAAACAAAATTTTGTTGTTTTTTGGTAAGCAATCCTGGTTGTCGAACTCGTAATAAATTTTTTGCAAAGTTAAATAAATATAAAAAAGTAGATTCGGGTGGTCGTTATAAAAATAATATTGGAAGGAGAATTGCTAGTAAGACACCTTGGGTAAAAGAATATAAATTTATGATTACATTTGAAAATGGTAGTTATCCAGGATATTGTACTGAAAAAATAGGTGTAGGATTTAAAGCAAATACTATACCAATTTATTGGGGGGATGAAACAGTAAATGTTGATTATAATGATAAATCATTTGTAAATTGTCATAACTATTCAAATTTTGATGAAGCAATACAAAAAATAATAGAATTAGATAATAATGATGATATGTATAAAAATATGTTATTACAGCCATGGTTAAATGATAATAAAATTCCATACAAATTATCAGATGAATATTATGTTAAACAATTTAATTCAGTATTAGATGAGATTGCTAATTAATTAAAATTGAAATTGAAATGAATATCTATAAATAATATTAAATATGAATTCATTATCTTTGCAATATATTGAAGATTTCAATAATTATACATTTGGAATATATAAAGAATTTCACCAATCTTGCTGTTCTATGACTACCAGCGGCAATTTTGCTTTGGTACAAAGTGTCGATGATAAAAAAAAAGCATTCGAAACAGATAAAGAAATGACAATCAACGAATTTAACCAATATGGTTTTTTACCGAATCTAATATGCACATCAATTTCGTGGATTGTGTTAATTATCGGAGCCATCTATTCCCTTCCTTTTATGTTTCTTTTTATTGTTGCTTTATTTGCTTTTATCATACCTGTTAATTTTTATTATAAATATCGTAAATATCGTAGGATATTAGCAACAACAGTAGAAAGTATTTGGTCTGATTTATGGGAAGGTGCAATTCATTTTGACTGCGTCCAGAGAAATATTTTGGAAATTGAATATAATGCACATTATGGATCTGATCCTTATCCACATATTCATGAACCGGAAATTCAGATAAAATATATAAAGACGATTTGTAAATTTGAAGATTTGATAGAAATATCGGAAACAATCAAATCATCTGGTGGTGGACCAGGTGATCAGCCGACCAAAACATATTATTTATCAATCAAACATGTCCATGGTTCTGACAAATATAAAATGAGAGATTATGAAATGCATACCAAGACAATGGATAAAATCAAGCAAATTCTAAATCTAACAAATCTCAATACAGTACAAATCAGAGAACATAGAAATTGTAATTGTATTTGTTGAAAATGTTAAAATACGAACAATATGAAATAAATCTTTTCTCATTTCTGCAATATTTCGTATTTCTAATTTGTTTCCTTTTAATTCTTTATATAAATGTTCATATTTTTTATATTTGTTATCATGCCATTAATTAAAATTGAAATTGAAATGAATATCTATAAATAATATTAAATATGAATTCATTATCTTTGCAATATATTGAAGATTTCAATAATTATACATTTGAAATATGTAAAATGTGGAGAAAATTAAGAGGCAATAATCATTTTGTTTTGGTACAAAGTGTAGATGATAAAAAAAAAGCATTCGAATCAGATAAAGAAATAGCAACCAACGAATTAAAAAAAAATCGTAAAAAATATATTTTTATGTCAATCATACTAATAATTCTTGTATTAGTCATTATTATCGGAGCCATCATCGGAAATCCTGCTATATTGATTATTGGTATTTTTGTATTGTTGTTCAGTTCACCATGTGCTGTTTATTTTTGTTATAATTATTGTAAAAATCGTCGGAAATTAGCAAGAACAATAGAAAGTATTTGGTCTGATTTATGGAAATGTGCAATTCATTTTGACTGTGAACAGAGAAATATTTTGGAAATTGAATATAATGCACATTATGGCTCTGATCCTTATCCAAATATTCATGAGCCGGAAATTCAGAAAAAAGATATAAAGACAATTTGTAAATTTGAAGATTTGATAGAAATTATATCGGAAACAAACATAACACATAATTTGGAAGGAGTAGATCATAAAATATATTATTTATTAATCAAACATGTCCGTGGTTCTGACAAATATAAAATGGGAGATAAGGAAATGTTGACCAAGACAGAGGATAAAATCAAGCAAATTCTAAATCGAACAAATCTCAATACAGTACAAATCAGAGAAACCGAAAATAAATTCGGATTCAGCTTCGGATTCGGATTTTAATTTTTATAATTTAAATTTTCCGTCAAATGCTATCAAATTTTCTGAAATTGAGAAGGTATGTGTTCCAATTATTCCATTTTCCCAATTAGGAAAAAATCTTCCAACTTCTTTTTCTACATAATTTGTTCTACTCAATGTTATTATTTCATAAAAAATAATACAATATCCATATTTTGGTACACAACATTGAACTGGTCGTATAAGTTTTCGATTATGTCTAAAAACGGCACCAGCCATTCGTCCGTGTAATTTATTAGTATTATTAAAATTATGATGAAGCCATTGTTTAGCTAATAAATCAAAAGAATACATTATTGTAAGATTATGACTATCTTTTATTGATGTAAATAACCACCAAATTCCATTTAATTCAAATATGACTGTATCACTTGCCCAAACACCAGTTAATATTGTATGATATTTTTTCCATTTTAATGGAAATCTTTCAGATATATACAATTCAATTGTTCCATTTTTTGATGTTTCAGGTACCATAAAAATATTTTTACCATCAGAAAAAATATATGGAAAAGATAAATGATATGGTTGTTCTAGAACTTTAATTGGTTTAGATATGACTAGATTTTCATCTATAGAAACACAAGATATTATACCCTTGATATAATCATATTCTTCAAAAAAAACGAACGTTTTAGAACCAAATTTAAACAATTGAGGATCAGCATAATATTTATCTTTGGGTGCTTCAATCTTAATATAATCATTATTTTTGAATATTTCTTCTAATTTGTTATCGTGCTCTTTTTTTTGTTCTAAATTATTTAAAATTTTATATGATTTTTCAATACTTTCTAGAATTGTATCAAAAATATGAGATAAGTTTTCATTAGTTGTATTTAATGATACCAATAATTTACCAATTTTTTTTTTATATAAATCATAAGATTTTTGTATATCTTTATTATTACATGTTTCCGTTAAATTTAGAATTGCATATAAATTTTCCATACCATTTTCTAGTTTAGTTTCTTGAGAATATTTTTTCAAATATAAATTATATTTATATATTTTCCTATTCATTCGTGTCATCTTATAATTATCATATTATAATATAATCATAAAGAAAACACAAAAAAAAATTGACAAATAAAGACATTATATATATATATAAATTTTAACATGAATACTCCAATCATGATAAAAAATTTAAATACTAAATTTAAGAAAATGGAATTAAAAAATATGACAATAAAGGAAGATAAATCAGTAAAAAATTTAAATATCGAATTTCAAAAAATGGAAATTGGAAAAAAGAGAAAAAGAGAATTTTTATTTTTAAAAAAAAAAAAGAAAAGAAAATATAAAAATGTTACTGATGTTGTACTTTATGATAAAGATTTTATTGATAATCTCTTTTCTGTTATGGATTCAATCAAAAAAAATAGAAAATACGATATTAATCCTGATATTAATCCTGATATTAAAATGGAAGACAAACATTTTGTAAAATTAATTCCAGAACTAGTTCATTCAAATAATAATGACAATGATGATGATGAGGATAGTGACCTTGAATATGATTCAAATGCAGAAATAGATGGATATGCTAGTGATATGGAATATGATTCAATTAACAGTTATTATAATGATTACGATTACTAATTCAATATTATTTAAGGGACTGGTTTAATATTTTATTAAATATCTAGCGAGAACAAACAAATGGTGTTGGTGGTACATTACTTTGAATTGGCATTGTTTCGATATAACTAACTGAAGTTGTAAACGAATCGTCAGGACTATGATATAATGGTGCAATAGGTTGATAAACATTAGATTTCATATCTTTATCTTCGCATAATATGCAATTTCCCATAATTGATTAATTGATTATTATTGATAGTTTTACTTAGTATTCCATAATAATCAATTTTATTTTTCACTTAAACATAAAATTAATTTATATATAAAATGCCACATTATAGTTTCAAAATTCATAATAAAATTTTATACAAAAAAAAAAGGAAATTATTAATACATCTTTTAAAGATTAATATAAAATTATCCCCTGATATAATACTATTAATAGTTAAATATACATCGAATGTATCTCTGGATGAATATAGAATGGAAGCATATTTGTATTAACTTTACAAAAAATCTACTTGTAATATATAAAGTAGATTATCTTAATGCCATATTTTTGTGATAAATCATATATAAAAATAAAAGATGAAAAGGCAAAAAGAGTATGTTCTATATTTTATAAAATATTTTCACATGATATTAGTTTAATAATTTCAAAATATATTACCGATATATCAGTGGAAGAATATGAATTATATTTTAAAACAAGTCCCTAATCTAAATATAAAATAAATATAAAATAAATATAAAATAAATGTAAAATTAAATAAAATTAAAAATAATAGATTCTTCATCTCCCGATAAAGGTGTATTTTGTCTCATTTCTCTATGAACAAAACGATTCCATAATTTACGACGCCATAAAGCTTGAATCTTTCTAACTCTGCGATTTGCTATGTATTCACGAGTATCATGATTTAATGGTCCGTGTAATGGGAGATTTTGAACTCCTGGATAATTTTCTGCGAATTCAGTACCATCTGTAAAAATAACATGTCTTCCTGCATCATTTCCGTGCGGAGCCAAATATAAATATTGATCTTCTCCGTGTGTATTAAAATAAAGTAAAGCATCTTGTCTAAATTCTTCGTAGGTTTGGTTTAAAAACATAATTCTATGAGTTCTCATTAAACGTGGAGGGGTCATAGGTAAAAGTAAAGGTAAAGCTAAATTCATTGGTGGACAGAATTGCATTATGATTATGATTATATCTTTTGGTAATATTGTAGTATCGGTATTAAAAATCGATTTTAATATTAAAAAGAGTTTTTTTCTTTGAAAAGATTTTTCCAAATATTATAATCTGCTTCAACTGGTATTTTAAATTGTTTTTTTTTTAATAAATTTTTAATACTTTCTGGTATAATAGTTTTTTTTCTTAATGCCTTTTCTACGGTATCATTAAATTTAATATAATGTGCTGTTGAAACAATAATACCTATTGAATTTTGACTCAAATTAGATAGCAACGCATCTGCTGCACATGCTGTATGAGGACACATAATATATTTAAATCTGTCATAAAAAATTTTAATAACTTCCAGAGTTGTTTGATCAGTGGTAGTATTACCAATAATATCATCAAATTTTTTATTATCATAAATTAAAATGAGTCGTTCAAGATTAGATGGTCGTGAAATATCCATTGCGTTAGAGTAAGTTCTAACAACATTTTTTTGCTCAAATTTATTTGTATTAATATATTTAGCAAAAGAATTATTAATATTACAAGCTCCAATCATCAACTTTATAGGAAGACCTAATTTTTTAGCAATAGCACATGAAGTAATATTTCCAACATTTCCACTGGGAATTGAAATTATAATTTCTTTTTTATCAGTCAATAAAAGTGTTTCTTTAACAATCACAAAATAGTAAAATACTTGTCCTAATAATCTTCCAATATTAATTGAATTTGCGGATGAAATTTTTTCATTAATATCATTATCAAGAAAAGCTTTTTTTACAATATCTTGACAAGTATCAAATGTTGATGAAACTTCATATGCCATAACATTATCTCCTTGGCTAGTCATTTGTACTTCTTGGACGTTACTAACCATATTTTTTGGGTATAAAATTGATACTTTAATATTTGTTAATTCGCAAAATGCATCAGCAACAGCACTACCAGTATCACCACTGGTTGCGGTAATAATATGTATATCACGAGCAAAATGTTGCATCATTCTGGCTAAAAATCTTGCTCCAAAATCTTTAAATGCCATAGTTTTTCCATGAAATAATTCAGCAATAACAATATTATGTGATAATTTTTTAACAATAAGTGGAAAATTGAATGCTTCATTACATATAATAGATAAATCATTTTCGGAAATTTCACATTCTTTATCAAAATGTTTAAATATCCAAAAAGCAATTTCTGGTAAAGTCATAGATTTAAAATTATTTAAAAATTCCGAATTCATTTTTTCAATTTTTTCAAAAATCCATAATCCCCCATCACTTGGCATTGGATTAAATAAAGCATCTTGAAAGGAACACGTATTATTTTTATTTTTGGTACTAATTAATCTCATGATTATATATAATAAGTGAGATTAATTATTATTAAATAGATTATGTATTAAAAATATTATTTTTTTTAAATTGAAGTTAACTAATTTAAATAGGGACTGACTTAAAATATTAATAAAAATCTAATTGTAAAATCCCCATCCCCATCTTAATTGTAAAATTCCCATATTATGATAAGTTTCATACAAAGAACAATAATCTGGATAATTTCTAATAAATTTATTTTTTTCAAAAATTCTATCAAAATTAATATATTGTTTATGTTCTTTAATAAAATCAATAGTCATGTGTTGATGACTAGAAATAAGATTCCAATTGAGACTATTTCTATTATTATGTATCCACTCTTGTGGTAAAGAAACGTGTTTACAGATAAAAGATAATTCTTTTTTAGTCATAGCAAAAAAAAAAATTATGTCTATAATACCTTTTTCATTTTGATGAAAACCTAGACATAATTTTTCAATTTTAGAATACAGTTTAGTATTTCTAATAGGTGTTGCATTAATAGTATCAATGTCCATTGTGTTTTATTAGTAATGGTGTATTCTTTCGATTTTAATTTGTAATAGAAACATCTAGATTTATGAAGCCTTGTTCATATAATTTCTTAACACATTTGGTTAGCATTTTTGTATCAGCCAAAGCATTATGTCCATCTGCATAATTAACATTTAAAACTTGACATAGTTTTTCAAGTTTTATTTGTTTTAGACCTCCATTTTTATTTTGATTATTATGATTATTAAAGAAAAATTGTTTTAATTCGTGATTTTGACAAGTACAAAAAAATTCCTTTTTGTTTATATATTCCATAATCTCCGAACTAATATTTTTATAACAACATGATTTTAAAATTCTAGCTCTATCACTTTTATAATTATGTGAAATTACCAAATCACATTTTTTTATTAAGCCATAAAAATGATTTAAAAATTGTGTTAAATTTATTGCGGCATTTTTGATATCATCTCTTGTAAATTTCCCACATTCATTTATACAATAAATATAATTGTCTAAATTGTAATTATCGTTGATATAATATACACGTTGTTGTAGAATCTTATTATTTATAATATCTATTATTTGATATCCAAATTGAATAATACATTCTTTTTTTGAATATCTATCTGTAAAATATTCAATATCAAATATTAAAATTTTTGGAAATTGTTTGTTATCCATTTTAGTTAATAATATGAATTAATTCATTTTTTTTTTTCAATTAAGTAATCAAGCCTGGATTAAGTATATTATTTGGATCAAAAGTTTTTTTAATATCTTTTAATAATTGTATTTGATTTTTGGTATCATATTGATGTAAATATTTTTTTTTCATTATACCAATTCCATGTTCAGCTGAAATACTTCCATTCAATTCATTAACTAGATTATATACAATATTTTCAATTTGATCATTCCTTCCTTCATTTAAAATATTTAGATGAATATTCTCATCAAGAACATGTCCAAAGAAATAAGTATCATAATCTTTTAATTTTTGTTGTAGAGTATGTATATCATTTAACTTAATAGAAATATCAAATTTATATAAACTTTTAGGTTCTTTTGATAAATTTTCAGTAATTCCTTCTCGTATAGACCATAATTGATTTAATTGTGTTTCATTGTTAGTTACAGTTCCATCTTCAATAAGTTCATTTTCCATACAATTTTCAAAAAATTTATCTAAAATTGATTGATGATAATCATCATCAGTAAATTGAGTTTCAATTAATATATTAAAATTGCCAGCTTCAATTGGTAAATTCGAGGAATGTTTTTGATGTAATATTAAAGATTTTTTATCCATAAGTTCAAATGCGTATATAAAATCTTGTAAAGTATTTGTAGATAATTCAATTAATTTAGATAATTGTTCTAAATTATTTAATGAAAATAACATACCTTTAATGGATGGTTTTGATTTTTGTAATTTTAGTTGACATTCAGTAACAACACCTAAAGTTCCTTCTGCCCCTATCATTAAATTTTTAATATGATATCCAGTATTATTTTTATAAAATCCTTGTGTATCATTATATACATCTCCATTTGGTAAAACTACCTTCATCCCCAAAACATTTTGATGAAGTGAACCATATTTATAAAATCGTATTCCACCAGCATTGGTTGCTATATTTCCCCCAATTTGACAAGAACCTTTTGCTCCAAGATCTAAAGGCATAAGCCATCCCTTTTCATTTACGTGTTCGTCAAGAGTTTGTAATATACAACCAGATTGACAATGAATTACTCCTCTTTTATCACAAAAGTTTTTAATCTTATTTAATCTTTCCATACTCATTAAAACTTCAGTATTACTTGCTACAGCTCCTCCAACTAGTCCAGTATTTCCTCCTTGTATATGAATTGGTATTTTATTAGAATTACATGTTTTTAGTATATTGCTAACATCGGTAGTGTTAGATGGTAATAATATTGTTTGTGCTTTTCCATGAAATTTATTCATCCAATCAACATTATATTTTTCAATATTTTTGGTAATAATTTGATTGGATTTTAATATTTTAGTAAATATACTTTTCATAATATGTTAAGGAAAGATATTCTTATTGTGTATTATTCACATTTGGCGAAATAATAGAAACAATTTCACGTTGAAGTTTTTTAAGTTTTGTATTTTTACGTTTAAATAAAATTTTTAAATCATTAAATTGTTGTTGTTTATTATCATATTCAAGTTGTTTTTGTTCTAATATTTCATCTTTTTCATTACATTCTTCAACTAGTGTATTATATTCTGTTCGCAACCCTTGATATTTACCTTTCCATCTACGATAACGATTATAATACTCTAGTGATTCGCGTTCAATTTCATTTAATGATGTTTGGACGTTTTCTAAAGTTGCTTCTAGATTTCTAATTTCAGTATGTAAAGTGGCAATTTGTTCTTTAACCAAACACGATGATTGATCTTTTTTACATAATGGACATAATAGAGCTGTTTCACAATTAAAAAGCATTCCTTCATAACATTTACCATGCATTTTATGACCGCAAGTAAGAACATGTATTCCGCTTTTAGAAAAATCATTAAGAGATACAAAATCAAAACATATTGAACAAGTGTCAAGAGTTTGTTTTCCATGATATCTACAAAAGCCTTCTTCTGATAATTTACGATTACATATAAGTCCACAATTTTCACCAGAAATAATTGATCGAGTACAAATATTCATTTCAGTTTATATCAATATTTTTTAATATATTATTAAATATTATTTACAATTAAATATTTAATTCAATTTTATTCTCTCTTTCTGGTAGGTATATTCATATCTCGCACACGTTGATTTTTGATATTATCAACAAAACCTTTTTGTTTACTTTCTTTCGCAGTCCACATGTAGTCATGTAAAAGAATTTTATCTAATTCTCTTTTATTAAGTGAAGTATATTTTTTGTATAATAAAACTAATGCTTTATGTAATTTGTCTAAATTATCAACTTCTTCTTTCATTTCATGAAATTTTCCCCAACATGAAGAAGACAATTCATGAATAAGCATTTGTGCATTTGGTTGAATATATCTATGATGACATACCATAGATATAATAGTTGCGGCACTGGCAGCAACACCTTCAACAATTGATACAATTTCATATTCAGATTGTAAAATTCTATCAACTACACTGAGAGCCGAATGAACACAACCTCCATCAGAGTTAATAAATAAGAAAATTTTATTTTGATAATTTTTTCCACCATATTTACGATCAGTTTCTGCTAGTTCATCATTAGCATCTTCCAGAAGTTGAATTAAACGATGGCAAGTTTTTTTGGTAACATCAGCATAAAAATGGATTTGATTATGTTTACGAGTTACTATATTTTCATCTTGTAATAAATCTTCAGCAGCCTCTTCACCCTTTGCCTCAAATAATAATTTCAATAAATCAGTTGAAGCATCATTAGGATCAACACTTCCAGACATTTGAGAAAGTCTTCTTTTTTTTGTTCTATTATTATTCCAAATATATGATGTCATTTTTTATATATAATTAATATAAATATATCTTTAATTAATTTTACATCATTTTTAGTAATTAATATTTTCATTTAAACCCTTTAAAGATTAAAATTTATAAAAGTATAATTATAAGTAATATGGTTAAAGTATTAATATTTGGTTGTACAGGTTTAGTAGGTAAAGTTTTAATTGATTTAATAAAAGCAAGAAATTTTAATATTACTCATGCAACATTAGTTGCTTCACCAAAAAGTAAAGGAAAAAAAATAAAAGTAAAGGATATTCAATATGAAGTGATTAGTGCTGATGATAGTTTAAAAATAATAGACCTAGATATAATTTTTTTTTGTTCTTCTGCTACATTAGCAAAAAAATATTGTCCGTTATATTTAAAAAATAATGAAAATTGTTTTATCATTGATAATTCGAGTTATTACCGATTAAATGATTCGGTTGATATAATAATACCACCAGTAAATAAAGAGTTATTGAAAATGGGTAAAAGAATAATATCAAATAGTAATTGTACTACTGCTGGGTTAATAATGGCAATATATAAATTAAATGATTTTGGTATAAAGAAAATGATAATAACATCATTTCAAAGTGTATCAGGTTCAGGATATTCTGGATTAAATCAATTAATTAGAGAGCAACAGGATAATGTTATTGAAAATCCAGAATATTGTAAACAAATTCATAACAATGTAATTCCATTAATTGGTACTTTAAATTCTCAAAATATAACATCAGAAGAGGCAAAATTAATTTATGAAACAAGAAAAATTTTAAAAAATAATAATATAAAAGTTATTGCTACGTGCGTGAGAATACCAATTGATTTTTGTCATTCATTATCAGTAAATATTACCTTTAATAATGACATATTGTTAACAGATATAAAAGAAAGAATGGATTTACAAGAAGAGTTAATATTAATAAATGACGATATAATTACACCAATAGATATAAAAGATAAACATGAAGTATTTGTTTGTCGTTTAAGAAAAGATGATTGTTTGAAAAATACTTATTCGATGTTTATAACATTTAATAATTTATTTCGTGGTGCTAGTTTAAATAGTATTCAAATTGCAGAAAATTTATTAAAGGAGTATTTTAGTAATTGATAATTTAATTAATCAATGACATATAATTTTCTAATTATAAATTATAAGAAATGATTCTTAATAATAAAGAAATTTATTATGTAATATTTGGTATTTTAATCATAGTTGGGTTTTCATTTTACAAAAAAAAATTTATTCAAGAGAATTTTGTAGATACTAAAGTTCCTAATATTATTACATATGTAATAAATTTAGATGAAAGTCCAGATAGATTAAAGTTTATAGGAAGTCAATTATCAGATGCGAATATGGATTTTATAAGGTTTAAAGCAATTAATGGTAAAGGATTAAATTTAGACAAACTTTATGCTGATGGGTTAGTGACAGCAAAATGGCTAAAAAGAGGTCAGGTTGGTGTAGCATTATCTCACATAACATTGTGGAAAACAATAAAAACTTGGGAAGAAGATATAGCAATAATTTTAGAAGATGATGCAACAATTCCAAAAAATTTTTGGACTCGATTAAAAATTTGTATTAATCAATTACCAGATAATTGGGATATGTTATTTTTAGGTGGTACATCTATAATAGGGAAAAAATATTCAAAGAATTTATTAACTCCGACTACAATGGCGACAAAGGGGATATACAATACAGGTTTTTTTGGATATATGGTTAATAAAAAATCTTTAAAAACTTTAATAAAAAAATCTAAACCATTAGTTACTGCAATAGATAATCAAATAAAGGATCATGCTTTTAAAGATTTAAATGTATATTATTCTTATCCTCCAATAATATCTCATAATTATAATTTCACATCTGATAATAATCGCATAAGTAAAAATAAAAATTATGATGATTCAATAACTAATAAATGGTTAATGAAAGTAAACAAAATTATTCTTATGTAAAATAAGAATAATTAATATTATTATGATTATATATGAATTCGTCGCATATAATCATAATAGATTTTGAATCCCAATATACAAAACTGATTGCTAAATTAGTTCGGAAAGAAAATGTATATTGTGAGGTTTATCATTATACTCAATTACATAAAATTTCCAAAAAAATAACCGGAATTATTTGTTCAGGTAGTTATCATAGTGTTCTTTCAGAAAATTCTCCAAAAATAGATTGGAAAAAATATAATAATATC